GGATCATTTCCTTCTTGTTCAATTTGGTTTTGACGGAAGCGAAGTTTCAAGTCTTCAATAACATTGGTTCTTTCTGCTAACCATTGTTCTTCTGTCATATTGAATATGTATTCATAAATGTATTTGTCAGACACGAGCTTGCTGTCTTTCATTGTGTTAGCAAGTTGTATCTTTTCATTCATTAATGCAATTTTTTGCTGATCATAAATAATAGATGGAGCAGTTAAAGCCAATTCAAAATTAATTAAATCTTCGCCTTCGAAACCTTGTGAATATAAATGAACGATTGCAATCTTAGTTAATTCTGACACTACAATTTTTTGAATTCGTTCTATGGTTCTAGCAAATCTGATATCCATTGATGCTAATGTGGATTTTCCTTCTACTCCTTCATCATAACCTAAAAATGGTTTAGGTATTTTAAGAGCAGCCATCATTTTGTGTTTAACATATTCAATGTCATCGATACCAGTAAAAGTCATTCCTGGTAGTGTATCAATTTGAGTAGATGAATTTCCTCCCCTTACAGGTAAATAGAAATCTTCCATCATGTTATTCAAATTGAATTTCAGATTGTAATTACCAGTTTGTGGATCTACGTGAGGAACTTTTTTCATTTTATTGATAACCTGTTCCATGAATGAATCAACTTCGTTTGGCGGAATATTACCAATATCAATTTTAAAAATACGTTTTTCTGGTGCTCGCATTATTCTGTGAATAAGCATGGCATCTTCTAGCAATGTTAATTTTTGAAATTCATTTCTTGCACCTTCGAGCATTGAACGACCGTACGGTAAAAAATTTGAATCAGACAATAAACGGAAGTGTGCTATTTCAAACACATCATATTTAATATCGCCGGATGAAACATGACGAAATGTAATATCATATTCACCGGTTGCTTCATCATATTCTTCCCATCTCTCTACTTCATAACTAGAAAATGGTCTTGCATTTAATACTCCGACTTCATCTGCAATATCCAATTTTAGGAATAAATCTCCGTATTTACACATATTGCGAATCCATGACCAAAGATTAAAATCTACATTTAAAATATCATAAAATAAATTTTGAAGTATTTTTTGAATCTGAGCATTTTCAGTTTTAATTGTGATAAGATCGCCGAATTGATTTGCTAAGGTAGATTCATCTGCATAGATATCTAATGCAGAATGCAAGATAGGATCTTTATCCATCATTTCATAGTCAGTGTATAACTGCATACGATTTTGATGCATATAATAATTTGAATCATAACCACCCATGCCACCGACACGATGTTTGTTCGATCCATGCAAACGAGTGTATCTGTCTGCAATTTTACTCTGTGTTAAGTTACCAGTACTCTGTAAACGGTTGGTATCTACAACGCGTAGTTTGTCTTTCCCATATGCTCTAACGATAACATTGGTACTAAATAGATTTTGTAATCTTTTTCTTAAAGAAGCCATATATGTATATTATTTTAATATAAATATAACTAACCTAAGATCTACCGGGTTATAATAACCATGTTAGGCCTTGGTCTCCATCTCCGGGATTCCAATTCCATCCGGTATCATTTTTATTATTTTTCCCAGTATAGATTACACCACTTGTTTTTTGAAATTGTGATAATGCTCTTTTATTTAGTTCAATACCTTGTTGTCTTAGTTTTAATGATGTATCTCTCAACCATAATCCAATTGCATAACTCATAACAAGGTCATCATTATATCCTACTTGAGCTTGAGCTTTTCCGTTCTGCCAAACAAATACTAATAATTCTTGTATGAGTCGTTTGCTTCTTATAATCGGAGTGCCTTCTCTCATATACATTTCTAATGCTGAGATCATTAATGGTCTTGTTCTAGATGTGGTTGATACTCCCGGTACCATCTGTGATTTATCTTTTGTATCATAACCTTTTCTTAGTTGGATATCTAAATCTACATATCCATCGTCTTTATATGTATAGAATAAATTTTCATATCCCCGATCGAGTATTGGCTGAATAGCCGCCCAACCAATATTAGCATTTTCCACTGCCAGCAATGCATTATTCCATTCGGTTGCAACAGCAAATAACATGTTCCCGAAATCTTTCGGAGGTATTTTTCCTTTATATTCTGCAACTTGTTTTATATCTTGCACATCGATAACATGAAAGGCAGACCAATCTGCTCCATCCCCTCGCGCGACATCAGCTACCACTACATAATCTCTAGAATAATCCGGATACTCCCAAATCCAATATGCATTATCATATCCACGCATTTCAATTGGATCTATGCAGTTTTCTTCATATCTTTGAAGTATAGGACCGTCTACCACAGTATGACCGGAACTAATAAAATCACAATCACATTCCTGAGCTGCTCCTTTTTCACCTAATAGCTGTGTCTGTTCGTCGCGCCAAGACTGATCGCGTTCTGGGTGAACGGTCCAATGCAGTTTAATATTATGCCATTGAGTTTTAGGATTTGTTTCTCCATCAACCCATGTTTGATGAAACCAGTTACCAATACCATTAGGAGTAGATAATACTATGGCTCCACCACCTGTTGATAAGGTTGCTTGTGATGCTATCCAAATTTCTTCAATGTTTCTGATAAAGGCAGCCTCATCCACAATTAATAAAGATAGTGCTTCTGATCGAGCACCGGTTGTTGCTGATGATACGGCTTTTATTTGTGAACCATTTTTAAATTTTAAAGAAAGTTTATTATCTGCTTCAATTGTACCTTTAAGCCAACTCGGAAGATTATCGTGCATTACACGAACTTTAGTTACTAGGTTTTTTGCTACTTCTTGTGTGGTTGCAATTACTAGCACATTGAAATCTTCGTTGAACAACATATTCCACAGAGCAAAGCCGGCAGATAGAGTTGAGATACCTAACTGACGAGATTTAAGAATTACATTGTAACGATTATCTCGAAGTTCTTCAAGACTTTCTTCTTGAAACTTATATAAATTAAATTTAATCTTTCCTCGTTTAGGATGCTGTATATAACAATAATTACGCATAAAGAATACAGGATCTTGCGAACATCGCATATATTGGTCGCGTATTATAGATTTTAAATCTTTATTCTTGTTTGACATAACTTTCCTAATTGATTAAAGTTGCAACTAATTTACCAGTTATTACTGCAGTACCAATTCCACCTACAAACCATATAGCCGGATGTTGATACCATTTAGGTTTAAGTAGTTTTTCTCGTTCAACGTATAAATTTATATTAGACTTAAGCAAATCCATTTGCATTGTCTGTATCTGTAATTCAACTGAATCGAGTTTTATAACTGTTTCTAAATAATTAATTATAGAATCTTGTTCTAGAATTATTAATTCATTGATAGAATCTAGATAAAATAGAGAATCTAATGTTTCTGATATATCATGTATTTCTTTTTCAGTAAAACATGTATCTGGCATAATTTGTGAGTAGCTGATAAATGGAAATACTAGTATGATCAGTAATTGTTTCATTATTTTCTTTTTGTTTTAGTCTGAATATTCTTTTTAGCTTGGCTGGTTGTTCTTTTACTTTTTACAGGTGTTTTCTTTTTTTCTTTTAATTCAGCAACTATTTCTTGTTTCTCAACAACTTGTTTTGTTATTTGTTTCTTTTTCTCTTGTACCTGTTTTTTAACTTGCTCAGCCTTTTCAATTTTTTTATCGTTTTCTTCGATCTGCTTTTTAGTTTCTTCTAGCTTTTTATTTTTTCTGCTGGAAATTGCCTTTGCAGTTAATATAGCAACAATGCCAGTTACTATTACAGCAATTACATGTTTAATTGCTACTAAATTACTCAGTATCCAAGTCTTTATCTTTTTCATCTGTTAATCCGTTTAATTTTTCTAAAAAATCTTGTTTAAATTTATCAAAGCCTTTTTGTACCTGCTCCTCAAATTGTTCTGGAGTCATACGAGCTTCAATTGTTTCTGTCATACCATCGGAGTTGGTAACAACTTTAGCTGCTTCTGTATATGCTCGTTTTAATAATGCAACTTCTTGCTCCGTTTGTTTAAGCCAGG